GTGTAACTCACGCTGCATCAATCGCACATCACTTCGACTTGACACCTACGGCTGGTGTAGCTGCTGGTGAAACTGCAATATCGGTTGAAACCGCTGGTACTGACATAACGCTTAATCAATACGCGGGCGGGTATTTGTATGTAAACGACGCTGCTGGCGAAGGCCAAATGCTTCGGATAGAGTCTAACCCAGCACACGATCACTCAGCAGACCCTTCAATCGTAATTACTTGCTACGATGATTTGGCAACAGCAATAACTACAAGCTCAAGAATAACTTTAATTCCTGACCCTCGTAGTGCTCAAATTGTCCAAGCCGCGACAACTACAGGTGCTACACTAGGTGTAACAGTTGTTGATATGGCAGCTAGTGCTTACGGTTGGTTTTCTGTTTCAGGTCCAGCTACAGTATTAACTTCAGGAACTCTGGTTGTAGGTAACCACGCAGTACCACTAGGTGCTGCCGGTGCTGTTGGCCCAGCCGCAGGAGATGTTATACAAGTCATCGGTACGGTAATGATTGTGAATGTAACTACCGATTATTCGTTAATTAACCTTACGGGTATTATCTAAGATAGGAGAACCATATGGGTATGTCTGATGTAATTGCGGTAACAACCACCGCAGACACAGTAGCCTTGGACGCCGATGGGATATCCGTAGCAGCGTCAGTTGGTAATAACGCAGCACTTACAATAGGTGGTGCGTTAGCTTCTGGCGGGGCTGTTGCGCTCAGTCACGGAAGGGTAGTTACTATCCTCTCTGCTGGGGATGATTCGGGAATTTCTTTTACGGTTACTGGTACTGATGTAAATAGTGACGCTCAAACCGAGTCAATCACAGGGGCTAATGCTGACACAGCTACTGGGTCCAAATATTTTCTAACAGTATCTGGTATTTCCGCAGTAGGTAATCCTGCGGGTAACGTCTCAGCGGGGGTTAACGCTTCTGCTGCTGATGTTGTTTACGCAGGGAGAGCTAGGTTAAAAGGGTCTTTTTTAACGAGTACAGCAACTGCTGGAACCGTAGACTTTTTAAACTCTTCTCCTACTGGAACTAGTTTAATGAAGATTAGTTCGGTTAGTGATGCCGATGCGACGAGGGATGTAGTTATACCAGAAGAGGGAGTTTTGTTTACTGATGGGATTTACATTCAGTACACAGTATCAACTTTTCTTACGATGACAGTATTCCACGCTTAGAAAAATGCGGCGTTATTATAAGACTGGAAGCATAGTACGTAAAGCAGACGATATGCCCGCTAGGAACAAAAAGAACTTTAGGTCTACTGAAAGTGGGGCGGGAATGACTGAAGCAGGGGTTAAATCTTACCGAAGGAAAAATCCCGGAAGTAAGTTAAAAACCGCTGTAACGGAAGACAAACCGAAAGGCAAACGAGCAACTAGAAGGAAATCTTATTGCGCCAGATCTGCTGGACAAATGAAGCAATTCCCTAAAGCAGCTAAAGATCCAAACTCAAGATTAAGACAAGCCCGAAAACGTTGGAAGTGTTAAGGAGAACATAATGGCTAGAGAATCAGCATCAGAAAGATTAGAACGCAGGAGAAGGGAAGAGGGTACAAACTATGGGGAGCAAGACCTACAAAAAGCGAGTGGGGCTGTAAAAAGAGCTGGTAAGGCTTTGTTTGGCACAGAAGGCGACTCCGCTTCGCAAAAGTTAGAACGTGCGCGAAGGGAAGAAGCAGCGGCTAAACGTAGACCTACGAGTGATCTTAAAGGTACAAAGTTGAATCGTGAAAGAGGGGATTCTTCTAAACAGCTTAATCCCAAAACTATGACTGGCGCGGAAAGAGGGGCGGCAGGTAGGACTAAGCAAAGTCGAAGAGGTACTGTAAAAGTTGAGAAAGCACCCCCTGCTTTTACAAAAGTAGAACGCCAACCTGTAACTCAAGTTAAAGCTCCTAAATCTAGCATGAAAACTGATATGTCCGAAGGGCGGTCACAAGTATCAGCAGATAGAGGTACAGGCACTGGGCTATCTAGAACTATCGGTTCAGCTAGAACAAAAGCTGAAGAGAAAGGTACAAAGGCTAAAAACTTTATGTCTAAATCCGGTAAAGCCAAAGCCGCTGTTACCGCAGAAGAATTAGCTAAATTTCGTAAAAAGTCTGGGAATACTAATTTAACTTACAGAGGAGCGTTACGTAAGTTTCTTAACGAGCGAGATGGTTTAACTACTAAAAAAGCCTACGAGACGAAGAAACCTAAGAAGATGGCAGAAGGCGGTGCAGTTAAAGGGTTTAAAGAGGGTAAAACTGTAAAAGGAACTGGTAATCGGGATACGAAAAGCGGTAAATCTTACACTCTAGAAGATTTTGCATTTGGGCGCGTTAAACTTGGCGATGCCGTTAAAGATACGAAGTTTAATAAGAGACAAGGGACAGTACGTAGCATTGACAAAAAAGACCCTAAACAAACGGCTAAAGAAATCAAAAGTGTTTTAAAAGGACCAAAAAAACCTAAGAAGATGATGGGCGGCGGTATGGCTATGGCTGAAAAACCTTACAAGCATGGTAAGGAAGTCAAAGGTTATAAGGTAGGGAAAACGGTGAAAAGTAGTAAAATGCGCGGTGCAGGTATTGAAAGCAAAGGCACACGCCCCTGTCAAATGAGATAATGCGAAAATACTATAAAACTGGTGGGACTATATGTGACGCAGGTAAAGCTTGGGCTAAAAAAACCTTCGACACATACCCCTCTGCTTATGCGAATATGGCAGCATCTAAATATTGTAAAGACCCTAAGTACGGTAAAGGTAAGAAGAAAAAGAAGGCTTAGATGGGAGCTTTAAAGAAATGGCGAGATCAAAAATGGGTTCGTATTGGTACGGACGGTAAGATTAAAGGAGAATGCGGTACTTCTAAGAACAAAAAGAAGCCTGATAGATGTTTACCTTTGGCAAAAGCTAGGTCTTTAAGCCAATCAGAAAGGGCTTCTACTGCAAAGAAAAAGAAGAAATCGAATAAAACAGTGGTTAAAAATACTCCAAAAGCAGTTGTTAAGTTTAAAAAAGGAGATCAAGTGCGGAAGAACCATAAAGGATGTGGTTGTGTAATGGAGAACCGCAGGAAAAAAACTCGGTACGTTTAATGGAGAATGGTATGGATAAGTTAGAAGTAATTCAAAACGGAGCTTTTGCAGACGGTACACCTGTGTTCCAGATTGGTACTAAAGAAGAAGATGGGTCTTACACTATTGTAAATACTGAACTTATGGGTGAAGAAGAAGCGAAAGCCCAGTTAGAAGAATTACAACCCACTAAAAAAGCGACTAAGAAGAAGTAGATGGCTACGTCGGGTACAACCGCATTTAATCCTGATTTTACTGAAATCGCTGAAGAATCGTGGGAACGCGCTGGGCGAGAGATGCGTTCGGGGTATGATTTACGGACTGCTCGTAGGTCAATGAATCTGTTGACTATTGAATGGCAGAACAGAGGGATAAATTTATGGACAATAGACCAAGGTTCAGTCACATTAGTCGAAGGAACCTCCGCGTATGACCTCCCTGCTGATACAGTTGATCTGTTAGAGCACGTTGTTCGTACGGATTCAGGTAACGCTACTAGCCAACAAGACCTTACGATAAGTCGTATTAGCGTCAGCACTTACTCTTCTATTCCTAATAAGTTATCACAAGGTAGACCAATTCAAGTTTGGGTAGAACGCCTTAGTACAACTCCTACTATTAATGTATGGCCTGTACCAGACAAAAGTGGGTATACATTTTATTATTGGCGTATGCGCCGTATACAAGATGCAGGTAACGGAGCAGAAACTGCGGATATGAATTTTAGATTCCTACCATGTTTAATGGCGGGGTTAGCTTATTATATAGCGCAAAAAGACCCTGAATTAGCCCCTCGTATAGGTATGTTGAAAGAAATATATGAAGAGCAGTTTAATTTAGCTGCAGGGGAGGATAGAGAGAAAACTTCTGCTCGTTTTGTACCACGTATAGGGTATGTGTAGTTGTGGCGAATCGTTTTGCATCGGCTAAGAAAGCATTAGGTATATGTGATGTTTGTGGGTTCCAGTATAAACTAAGGCAACTTAAAGATTTAACTCGTAAAGGGCAGAATACACATATAAAAGCGTGTCCAGAATGTTGGAACCCGGATCAGCCGCAGTTGAAATTAGGTGAGTTTCCTGTTAATGACCCTCAAGCAATACGAGATCCTCGTTCGGATATCGGGGGGTTGGTGGAAAGTAGAGATACGCAATGGGGGTGGAACCCTGTAGGTGTAGGACGAGACACATATGGTTTGACTCCTAACGATTTAGTTGGAACAGGAGTTGTAGGCACGGTAACAGTAACTACTTCATAGGAGTATAGAATGGACGTATTTGGGATGAACGAAGTTAAGGTTGAGAAGAGTAAAGGAGTACAGCCTGTAAAAGGCGCACCTAAACCTAGTACGAGCGGAGTTAAAACCTCTGGAATTAAAATGCGCGGTGCAGGGGCTGCAACTAAAGGTACGATGGCGCGTGGGCCTATGGCATGAGCATGACCTACGCCCAGTTAACGGCGAACATAGAAGACATTTGTGAGACCTCATTCACGAGCGACCAACTCGCTATGTTTACCCAACAGGCAGAACAGAAGATATATAGTTCTGTACATCTTCCTGCACTTCGTAGAAACGTAACTGGGGCAGTAACTAGCAGCAATGCTTACCTTGAAGTACCTTCAGATTTTCTTTACCCCTATAGTCTGGCGGTAATAGATTCTGATGGGGCTTATACGTATCTTGTGAATAAGGATGTAAATTTTATACGAGAAGCGTACCCCGCTCCCACTTCTACAGGAACCCCTAAATATTACGCTATTTTTGACGACTCTACGTTTATTGTTGGGCCTACCCCTAACAGTAATTACTCTATGGAACTTCATTATGGGAGATATCCTGAGTCGATTGTAACCGCTAGTACTCTTCCTTGGTTAAGTGAGAATTTTGATTCCGCGCTACTAAACGGGGCTTTGGTAGAAGCTATACGGTTTATGAAAGGCGAACCTGATATGGTGGACTTATATAATAGTATGTATATCCAAGCTATAGCCTTATTAAAAAATCTGGGAGACGGGAAGTTAAAGCAAGACACCTATCGTTCAGGTGAATTTAAAATGGCAGTAAATTAGAATGCTTGAAGCAGCACTTGCAGCAGATATAGGTGATGTTTTTGTAAAAACAACAGATCATAGGGGGTTGTCTCCAGAAGAATTGGCGCAACGAGCTACTGACCGAATAGTTACGGTGTCTTCTGAAGCGGAACCTATAGTTCGACAACAAGCTGAAGCATTTAAAAGTCGCATTTATCATGTGGTTTTAGGTACTATTAACCAAGCAATTAAAAGCGACAGAACTACACTCTGTGGCGAATTTGTGAGGCAAGGACATACAGACGTTGCTAATATTTTAAGGAGGCTATAATGGCTATTACAACTGCACTATGCACTAGTTTTAAAGTGGAGATTTTAAAAGGGGTCCATAATTTTACGGCTGATGATGACCAATTCAAACTTGCTTTGTACACTAGTAGCGCAACTCTAGCTGCATCGACCACAGCTTATACATCTTCTAACGAAGCAAGCGGTACGAATTATACTGCGAAAGGAGCTTTTTTAACTTCGGTAACTCCTGTTGCTTCGGGAACTACCGCACTCGTAGATTTTAGCGATTTAACATTTTCAAATGTCACAATCA